AATTGATGCACAAAACTATTCAGATATTTGGAGACAACTTTTTGGAGTAGATGCAGAAACAGAAACAGTTGAGAACGTCGCAGAGCCAAGAAGATTGTTCAGCGATTTTGTTGGCGATTATTCTTATAAGTATGGAACTGAAACGGGTAAATATAAATATGGATATTCCCAGTCATTAGCCGATGTAGCAGCTGATCCTGATGTTGATCCTGTGCCGGAGTTTGATATCTTAAATGGAAACAAGACTTATATAATTCAAAGCTTTCCTGGGAACTTTAAAAAAGATAGTTTTAGACAACAACTTACTAATGAATTTTTCGATGGTGTATCAAACGATGCAACTGAAGCCATATTAGACTTCATCGAGGATAAAGATGAAGAAGATGGTACATGGCAACAACTTTTCTTCGACCCAACAAATCCGCTTATCTCGTATGCTGCTATAGTTTATCATGAGGGTGGTCGCACAAATCTTGGAGCAGATCGCTTAACAGAGGTAATATTAGTTAAAAACGAATTTGACGAAGTTGATCAGCCCGTTACAGAAGAAATCAGCTATGATTACGGCAACTATTTTGGCACAAGTGACAAAGAAAATTTTAAAACAAAAATAACAAACACATCTTGGGAAGGTCCACTTGGGGATGGCACTACTTTTGCTGATGAGTTAGCAGATGGGCTTGTTAGTATTGCAAACAATGATTGGAAACTTTTTGAAAAGTTATCGCCTGGTTATGTTGTAGGCTCCGCCGCCGCGGCGTCCGCTGCCTCAGCCGGAACAGCGGCGACAGCTATATTGTACGCCGCCCCTGCCCTTAAGGCAGCAGGAGAAGCTGTTTATGTAGCTTCCCTTGCAACTGCCAAAGCCGGAACCGCTGCCGGTCTTCCAATTGCCACACAGTTTTTGAGTAGTTTATCAGCAGCAGCCGGTCCAGTTGGTTGGGCTATAGCCGCTGCAATTATTATCGGCACTATAACTTATCTATTTCTTAAAGATGGCGAAGACATCGCTCAGAGAATTATTATCCCAGAAGCCATCGGTGGGTTTGTATATAGTTATGATATTGTCGTTAGCGATAGAAACAATAAAGTCACAGTTGTAGAAAGAAAGATTAGTGATTCACTTATATCGCGAGGTAGTTTAAAATCGCCCGGTTGGCCAAGTGATATTGTGACGGTTAACAAAATAACCAGTGTTGCAGGAAATAGTTCTACTTCTACTCAAAACTCAGTCTCTGAATATATTCAAGACTACACAATTGGTAATACATCAACAAACTTAGGACTTGAGTTAACCACACAAAATCTTACAGAACTATCATATCCATATGTTAATGAAACAACAAACTTGTTTGATTTGATAATCGGCTCAGATGTAAATTACATCCCTGCTTCCTCTAAGGCTCTTGCTTATCTTGTTAATAAATCGGTTATAGATAGTTTTGGAACCACAGACACTAATATACGAAAAGAGTTAGTAGAGACTTCAACAAATGGTCCTGCTGTACAACAACTTATTAATAATATTCTTATTCAAATGGTAGAAAGAGTTACAGATCCAGATCCAAACAAGTATTGGCTGGGAGGGTATCAAAACGGAAATTTTGATAATATAAATCTATCATATCCAGCAAGCGATATTTTAAATTATAATAACATGCGGTCGTTTTCGCAACAACTTAATTCACAATTGTTAAACGCTACATTCAGTGGCGACTTTTGTGACTCATTATCCACAACAAGAAGAATAAACGCAAGCCAGTCATTGGTAATGTTGATAAGACTTTTGATTGTAGAGCAGGCGATGATTACAATTCAAGTGTTTGATAAATTTGACTTAGCATTTATGGAAAGCGATATTTTTATCACAAATATCCAAACATTACTTTTTAATGAAACAACAAAATACGGAGATAGCTTTGGACTAACCACAAGCCTTTATTCTGATTTAACTGCCGCTGCAAAAAAATATTATGAGATACTCGCATTTTTTGGAGAACAGGAGCCCGTTGAGTTTGAAACTGATGCAGAATACTTAAAAGACATTATTAAAATTGAAGCCAATAACTTAAGATCGCCAATTGTTAATGCGCTTAATCTTGGACAAAACTGGAAATCTTGGGATGGTTTTGTTACAAATCGCTTATTCCCAACATTTGATGCTCCTTCAGATATTGATAGTGATTTTCAAAGTTCATTTGCAACACCGCCAGAGTCTCAACAAGTTTCTGCTCGAAGAGAGATTTCCGTTTCCAGCGGTTTTCCTGTAACAGAAGAAGATATATCTGACTTTGTTAAATATACAAAAGATTCTTTCAAACAAAGTCTTGGTGATAGTGTCCCTAATGAAATATATACTGAACTTTTTAACACTTTTAATGAGTGGATTTCAACTCTTTCACTACCAAGTTTTGACAATTATTCCTACGATCCATCGTCAACCTGGGGAACTGCTCTTTCTGAACAAATTAGCGACACTATAAGCAGTGAAGTTGGAGTAGCAAACTATAGCGTCAACTTTATCTTTGAAGCGGACTCACGCTTTGGTCGTTATGATTCAGAGTACCAGGTCTACTCGGACGCTCACATATTGTTTAACATAACGGCAACATTTGATGGAGATATAACAGATGATTTTGAAGCCTCTTTTAGCAGTGAGGCATTTTTAGATCCTTTTTTTGTAGAAGGAACTGATACACAACGATTTTCGTCCGCAAATGTGGGTGGCTTTGCATTTGAAAAATATGTAGACTATAAAATAAAAACACAAAGTAATGTTGTAACTGGCTATGGAGCGTTTCTTTTGGAGTTATCAGGTGATAGTAATTTAAATTCTTTATTGTTTGATAAATTTGAATACATTAGATTTGGATACAGAATGGTTTATGTTGCCGATGTTAGTTATGATGTGAAACTCGAAAACGCGACCAGTCAGGCTATGTCAACAGGACTTGCCAATATTATTTTAAATTTGCCAAATAGTGAAGATGTACGCAATCAACAAAAAGCTTTTTACGTTACAGAACAAACCAGAAATATTAATGGCACAAGCGACACATATGATATGGTGACATTCCCAATTGTAAGCGCAGAGTGTGAATATGTTGATACAACAACCAACCAAGATATTACCATTCAACAATTTTTAGATTCCATAGAACAAAAATACAACGATGAGATTTTTAATAATATTAAAAACATGCTACTCGAAACAGATGAGTATAAGATTGTTATTGATAATGTTTTGTGTTTAAAAGAATTAATTGCGTCTTTATCCTTTTATGAGTACGCTTCATTATCCGACGAGAGCGTGTTTCTTTCTGGTGTAAACGGTGTGAACCTGCACAACATTACTTCCCGCGCCAAACTTTCAACATTACAAACATTTTATGCCTCTATTTATGGTGAAGGACAAATATCTTATCAAGACCCGTTTACCAAAAATGTAATAACTTAACGGAGTATTCACAACTATTTATAAGAGGAGCAATATTGAGTGCCTGGATTATCGCCAAAATTACCATTACACATCGATCAAATTGATGGCTATGCCTTGACAAAAAACTTCAAAGAAGTCGCACGTCAGAATCTTAAAATGGTTGTGCTTACAAATCCAGGTGAGAGAATTATGTTGCCCAGCTTTGGTGTTGGGATAAAAACGTATTTATTTGAAAATGCAGACACAATCGTATTTGAGGAAATAGAAGAAAAAATAAGACAACAAGTTAGAACATATTTGCCTTACGTCACAATTGACAATATTAATTTCCTTTCTGAAAGGAACGCCTTTAGTCAAACAGGAATAGAACCCTCTTCATTATCAAACTATGTCCAAATACAAATTAAATACCGTATTCCAACAATATTTATTTCTGACACATTATCGTTAGAAATTTAGTTATTTATATAATTATGTAACAGGAGATACTATTTCGTGGCTGATAAAAGAGAAAACGTCAAAGTTAATTATCTAAGCAGAGACTTCGGCACAATTAAAAACGACCTGATTGAACATGCACGAAGGTATTATCCAGATACCTTTAGAGATTTTACAGACGCAGGTTTTGGTGCCTTAATGATAGATGCTGTATCTTATATTGGAGATGTACTATCTTTCTATTTAGATTATCAAGCAAATGAAAGTTTTCTTGTTACAGCAAATGAATATGGCAATGTCTTAAAACACGCTGAAACTGTCGGATATAGACATTCAGGACCGCGCTCGACATATGGTGACGTTAAACTTTATATTTTAGTCCCCTCAAATTCTTCAAACACTGGACCAGATTTAAGCTATGCTCCTATTTTAAGGGCTGGCTCTACATTTAAAGGCGGAAACGGATCTCTTTTTTCACTTTTAACTGATGTTGATTTTGCTGACACAAACAATGAGGTTGTTGTTGCAACTACAAATGCCTCTACAGGCGTACCAACACAGTATGCAATTAAGGCAACTGGGCAAGTTGTTTCTGGAGAACTTCGTATTGAAACCTATACAATTGGCTCGTTTACTAAATTTCGTAGTCTTGAAATCCCTGGATCAGCTACAACAGAGGTAATCTCTGTTGTTGATTCCGAAGGTAGAGAATACTATGAAGTGGACCACTTATCACAAAACACAATTTATGTGCCAATAACTAACACAGACACAACCACAAATGTTCAAGCCCCCACAATTGTAAAACCTTTTGTTGTGCCAAGACGATATATCGTTAGAAAAACACAAACACAGACAACCTTAATTTTTGGATATGGATCAGATGATCAATTAAGTTCTCCAAGTTTAGCAGAAGCCCGAGATGTTGTATTGGATTTACACTCAAAAACTTATATTACTGACAGTGCTATGGATCCCACAATTTTAATTAAAGGTGATAAGTTTGGTGTTGGTCCCTCAAATACAACACTAACTGTTACTTATCGTGCGAATACATCAGAAAATTCTAATGCAACCTCAAATTCAATTAATGAAGTTGCTGGTGCAATCTTAGAGTTTGCAAATAGAACACAGTTAAGCACAGCAACTATTAATTCAGTTAGAGGTAGCATAGAGGTTACAAATGAAAATCCCATTCAAGGCGATGTTGCTCCCCCTACTATCACCGAGTTAAGGCAACTTATTTTAGGTGCTCACTCAGCGCAAAACCGAGCAGTCACAGCCGAGGATTTTAAAACTCTTGTTTTATCAATGCCTGCAAAATTTGGTGGTATAAAACGATGCTCGGTTGTTCAAGATGTAGATTCTAATTTAAGAAATATTAATATCTATGTTATCAGTCAGGCAACAAATGGAATACTTGAGCCCACTAATACAATATTGAAAGAGAATATTAAAACTTGGTTGAATACCAAGCGCATGATCAATGACTCTATAGATATTCTTGATGCAAAGGTTGTCAATCTTGGGATCAAGTTCTCTGCAATTGCAAACAACAACGAAAATAAAACGGTTGTTTTTGATCGAGTACAGCGTAGAATGAATGAGTTTTTTGAAACAAAATTAGATGTCGGAGAGTCTTTTAGTATTACAGAGATTTATTCTTTAATCAATTCAACACCTGGGATTGTTGACGCAACATTTGTCACAGTATTTCAAAAGACTGGTGCAGGCTATGCGACAACTAATTTTAATGTTAAGAATTATACCACCTCTGACGGAAGACTAATCAGGGCTCCAAGAAATGTAATTTTTGAAGTCAGATTCCCAAGTGCAGACATCGAAGGAACAATTAGATAATGGGTATTAAAAGGTATACAGCAGACGCAGATAATACAATTACAAATGCGTATAAGTCTAACTTAACTACCAGAGCAACGGCTTCAAATATGGGTTTGTCGGACTCACTTGAGGTGTTTCGTATTTATGGGCAAGAATCTTCTGGTTCTTCAGAACTATCTCGTGTTCTCGTTCAATTCCCTGTTTCTGATATTACAACGGACAGAAACGCTGGAACTATACCAGCAAGCGGAAATGTAAGTTTCTATCTTCGTATGTTCAATGCTAAACACCCATTTACATTACCTCGCAACTACAATATGATTGTTGCAGCGGTTTCTCGATCTTGGGATGAAGGCACTGGCTTGGATATGGAAAACTATTCAGATCAAGGTGCATCAAATTGGGTAGACGCAGCATCATCATCTGCTGGCGTTACAGAGTGGACAACAGCAGGTGGTGACTATCACGCTGAACCTCGATTTACCGCATCGTTTGTTGATGGCACGGAAGACATGGAATTAGATGTAAGCGATGTTGTAGAGCAATGGCTTGCAGGCACAAAACAAAATTATGGATTTGGCATATTCTTACAAAATGAGTCAGCCTATTCATCTTCATACACAAAGAAGTTTTTTGCCAGAGAATCTGAATTTTTCTTTAAGCGCCCCGTGATTGAAGCGCGTTGGGATTCTGCGACCAAAGATGATCGAGGAAATTTCTTTTATAGTAGTTCACTCGCACCCGCAGCAGATAATTTAAACACTCTCTATCTTTATAACTATGTGCGAGGTCGATTGGTTAATATCCCAAGTGTTGGTACAGGAGAAATTTTAGTCAGCCTTTATAGTGGGAGTACAGATAACAGCACACCTTCTGGCTCTAAATTAGCTCTTTCACTTGGTGGTGATGTTGCCACTGATTTAGATACAAATGCAACCGGCGGTTATGTTTCAACTGGTATATACTCTTGCTCAATACCAATTACAGCCGCGGCTACACCTTTGACTACTTTATTTGACGTTTGGCATTCTGGTGGTGTTGAGTATTTTACTGGGTCTGCGATTGAGCCTGAAAAAATAATTGCAAGTAGCTATAATCCCTATTCAAGATATGTTATGAATATTACAAATTTAAGGGATAGATATTATCGCAATGAGACTGCACAATTTAGACTGTATACACGCAATAAAGATTGGAATCCAACTATTTATGTAAAGGCAAGCGCCGTTCCAGAGAATATAATTATCGATAGTGGATCTTTCAAGATCGTAAGACTTGTAGACAACTTAGAGGTTATCCCATTTGGAACAGGTAGCGATAATCACACTCAGTTATCTTACGATGCTAGCGGAAGTTATTTCGACTTAGATATCAATATGTTAGAGGCTGACTATGCTTACGGTATCAAGTTTGCTTTTTACGACGATGTAGCCCAGAGTTGGAATGAATATCCAGATATATTCAAATTTAGAGTAGAGGAATAAAATGTCTATAAAAGACTATTTTAATAGAACTTCACAAGTTGTAGTATCTTCGAGCCTCAAAACTCTCTCACAAGACGCAGAGTCTCCAGAATACATCCAAGAATATATTGAAAAACAAGATAGGCTGGAGCCACACATTGATTTCAGTGACCCGGCTAACTTTGCAAAATATGGATCTGCACAAGAATACTATGATAAGGCACTAAAGCACATTTATGGTGAGTATCCTTATGATGGCTCATTAAAAGAAAAAGTTGAGTGGCGGAATGACGCAACACTCCTTGACCTTTATATTTTTGATAGTAGATATCCCAAGACAACGGGCTATGCAATATTATCCAGTGATGGGTGGGGAACATTAACTGGAAGCCTGTCAGGGGGCTATGGAGCGCCCGCAACAGACGATTATGAATACATAAACATTAAAGGTGGACCAAATTCTGTATTTGGTTCTGCGCTGGGCACGTCTTCTATATCAGATGTGTTTGATTCAAAGTCGAATATATTTGATCAAACTGTAACTGGCTCAAGCGGACCTGTCACAGGACAAAGAGTTACAAATCTTCAAGCTAATTTGGATCAAGGTGTTACCGTTGAGTTTTGGCTTCAAACAGGCTCCTTAAGCACAGCACTAACAGAAAAACAAGTTGTTTTTGATCTTTGGAACGGGGAACTTTCTTCCTCTGCCGGATATGGACGCCTGCGTATTGAACTCACAGGCTCTGGAGCGCCATTTCTTGTTACTGTTCTGTCAGGAACAACTGGATATTTCCAACAAAGTATTGGTAGCTCCTTAACACAAAATAGTTTATCTGACTGGGCTCATTATGCAATTTCGTTTGCTAATAGTGGCACAGATATCGTTACAAGGCTTTATAGAAATGGTGAGCTAAATGATACGCTAACTACTGGTACAAATATATCAGAAATTAGAGAAGATATTGAGGCTAATATTGGGGCTCTCGTTGCTGCACCTTCCGGCAATGTATATACAAGTGCCGCAATTGGTGAAGGCTGGGGTAAGCTTTCTGGCTCTATTGATGAATTTCGCTTCTGGAAAACTCGTCGCACCGAAAAAGAAATATCAAGAAATTACTTTACAAGTTATATTGGCGGTGGCACAAACACTGATACAGCGAATCTTGACTTGGGCGTTTACTTTAAATTCAACGAAGGTATTACTACTGACACAGCCACTGACTCTGTTGTTTTAGATTACTCCGGTCGTATTTCTAACGGAACATGGGAGGGTTATCCAAGCTCAAACGCTCGTAACACAGGGTCAGCTATTGTATCTGCTTCAGCAGGGACTGAGGATTTAGATCCAATTGTTAGATCTAATCATCCAAAAGTTCTTGATCTTGGCACAGAGCTTGGGCTTTCTGGATCACTTTGGGACTATGAAAACAATTCTTCTCTTTATTTTACAATGCCCACTTGGATTATTGAAGAGGACGAGGGCAATGGTACAACTGGAGATTTAAGAAAACTAACTCAGGTCATGTCCAGCTATCTTGATAATCTTGATCTTCTTGTCGGGGAGCTTCCAAAACTGAACATGGCAAGTTATCCAAGTTCATCAACTAGTGGAGAAACTTTTAAAATATATCCCCATGTCCAGACAGCAGTTCGCTCTTTTGGACTTGAAGCACCCGAACTATTCTCGAACGGCAACATCTTAGAATATTATCTTAACCGTGATGAAACAAAAGAGTTTGAAGAAGATTTAAACACGGTTAAGGGCATAATCTACAATAATATTTATAACAACCTCACCGACATTTACAAAGCCAAGGGAACTGAAAAGTCATTTAGAAACCTTATTAGATGTTTTGGTATTGGAGAGGATGTAATACGAATTAATGCTTATGCCGACAACGACACTTATAAGTTTGAGACAAAGCGTCGAGCAGGAAATTTTAAATCCAAAGCAATTAATTTCAACCACAATGACAACTTCGCAGGCACTGTTTATCAATATGCAGATACATCAAATGCAAATAGTGTTTCTTACATTTCTGGATCTTCAACGGAGGGCTTGACCCTTGAAGATAGTTTCCCGATAACTGTAGAAGCAGAGGTTCTTTTTTCAAAGAAAATCTCTCGCTTACTTGAAAACTCTAACACTCAAGAATTTCCTTATTTGACTGCATCTCTGTTTGGTATGCATACACCGACAGCAACAAGCCCAACTGAAACCGACTTAACATGGGCATCTTCTGATGTTGCTAACTTTCAGGTGTTTGCAATTAGGGATAAGGTTCTTTCCGATGATGTTAAGTTTATGCTTACCTCATCCGATCCTTTCCCGATTCCTGAGCTTACATCTTCATTTTATCAAAATACCTACAATAATGAAAAGTGGAATTTTGCTGTAAGAATTAAGCCCACAGGTTATCCCCAATCTTTTTCAAGCGGAGCTTTAGACAACGATTATGTTGTGGAATTTTATGGAGTTAGCTACATTGCTGACCGACAAATTCATGAATTTTCACTCACAGGATCAATCGCAAAAGCAACCGCAGAAAGTTTATTAACTTCTCCAAAGCGACTATTTGTTGGTTCACATAAGACAAACTTCACTGGTTCTACTTTACAATATACAGATGCAAAAATTACATCTTGTCGTTATTGGTTTGATTATCTCGATAATGCAGCTATTCAAAACCATGCAATTGATCCAGGTAATTTTGGACACCCTCGTCCAAATCGCGACACATATCTTCTTGAAACTGACCTTTCAAATGTTCAAGTTCCTGAAATTGAGTCTCTTGCCCTATATTGGGATTTTGAAACTGTAACTGGTTCAGACAATGGAAGTGGAGTCGCATCCACCTTTGATGGAAAGTTTACAGTTCAAGATGTTACTTCTGGATCTCTATCACTTATTTCCAGATATGATTGGCTTGGAAAAATTCTTAAGTATCAGCATACTGGTCGCGGTGATGCGTTTCCAATAAATTCAACAGGTTCAGTGGAAACACAATATTTGTATGCTGGAAAGCAACATCTTCCCGAGATCGTATTTGGCGATGATAACATTCGCGTATTAAACCAGGAAGAGACTGAGGTCTTTACAAAGGAAACCAGACCTACCAAAACATACTACGCTTTCGAGAAAAGTATGTATCAGGTCATCTCCGACGAGATCATCAATTACTTCGGCTCCATCGCTGACTTTAATAACTTAATCGGTGATCCCGTAAACCGCTACCGTCAAGAGTACAAAGACTTAAATTATCTCCGTCAGTTCTTCTTCGAGCGAGTCACAAACACACCAGACTTAGACAAGTTTATCAGTTACTACAAGTGGATCGACTCAACCCTCGAAACCATGTTGATGCAACTTGTTCCTGCTTCCGCTCAGTTCAGCGACGGCATTGATAACGTTGTCGAGAGCCATGTATTAGAAAGAAATAAATATTGGAGCAAGTTCCCAACATTAGAATTTAACACACCCGATCCAGAAGGTGGCGCTGTTAGTATTAACAAACATTTATATGACTGGAAACGAGGTCATCGTCCAATTTCGGGAGAAGAAGAGGACAATTGTCTGTATTGGAAAGAGCGTGCAGAGCGTGACGACTCTCCAATTAGCAGTGGTGTTACAACAGTTGACAGTAACAGAAATAGTATATTGTCTGCATCATTACAAGTATTTGAGAGGCGCTGGACTACACCTTACAAATACACGCTTGAAAAACAAAGATCAATCCATGGCGGAATAAACTACTCAGAAAACAAAAAAACTAACTTCTATCGAGGTATAAACTACCCACATGGACCAATAACAAGCCTCTTCCTTCCAAAAAACGTTCTTAATGCTTACAATGTAGATGTAGTAACACTGAAAGATTGTGATGATGTTATTGTTCCTAATGAAAAAAAGAAATATTCTTTTGGGACAAAAAACGGTCGAACTTTTAATTCTGGTTCTTTTGATGGCATCAAAGGTGAAATTGCGATGCCCTTTAATATCCTTTCCGCTTCCCAAGGTATCGGTGGGTATAATACATTAATTCAAGATAATTTTTTATCAGGCTCACAACTTGTAAATCTTCACTCCGATGCGTATGGCGACAGAAATGAAACTCCAATGCAAGGTCCGTTTACCGAAAAATATGTTGGAGGTCACCAGCATCGTCATGTAAGAATAAATAATCATGATGCAACTCGTGTTGGTGGAGATGGAGCCGCTGCACTTAATGATCTCGATGGGCAATACACACGCCCAGAAGCTTGGAGACTTCTTCTTGGAGGTGGTCCAGGTTCTAATGGTGCCATTGGGTTAACTGGTCCTGATTATGGCGGACCTTATCCAGACCCGCAAAGATTTCGTGCCTGGTGGTGGAGAGAGGAGACGGCAAAACGCCCTGTCAATATCCGTAATATTTTACAAACAACTGCTTCAGTTGATACTGTTCTGTCTGGTGTTTTACAACACGGACCCATTGGAAACTACGAAAAGACTTATCAAGTTGTTCAGACTTCCGGTCGTAGCACCAACAACTTCTGGTTTAATGACAATGGTGCAACTCTTCCTGAGAGATATATCAACGACAATCCGGCAACCACAAATGTCCATACACTTGTTGGGGTGAGACCCTCTAGCTATCTGGCTGCTCGTCAACGCGGTAACACTTTTCTTGCAGGAACAAACGTTGGTGGTGTTCCAAATGTTGCGTCACTAAGAAGACTCAGTAACAGATATTATCCCTCGCAGACTGAGGCGGATGAAGCAAGCCGAAGAACGGTATTCCAACTCCCTGATAGAACTAAGCAAGATGCTGTAATTGTTGAAAGATTTTCCGCCCCAGGTGGACCTGAGATTAACTCTCTTGGTTTCCTTGATATTATGGCTGCCGAAAAATCTGTGTATAATGCACTTCCATACAGAAACTTAACCGTTCGTGGCTCTGGATCAGGTGAGGCTCCAACATATGTTCCTGGTGGACAACCAATTAAAATAGAAGATCACCTTGGGATCCGCCGAGGATTGCGTAGTCTTTCTAACTTACATACGGGACGCTTTGGCTCTGATGCTACATATGGCTCTATAACACAGGCTGATTATGTTTCTTCACCATCATATTACAAAGTTAACCGTAATGCTTTGCTAAGAATTGAAGGAGAAGAGGGTTCATATTCTACTGGTTCAGTTTTTGATACTTGGCATATTCAACATCCCATTCCGCAGAACGATTTTCAATATAGTTGGATTAGTGGGTCTATTTTATCAGGCACTACTGCATTTGGTCATGCTCCAAAGTCAGGACAAGTATCTGGTGCGAACGGTTTCAATGCAGCGATAACTTTCTTATCCTCATCGCTACCTGATTATTTTGCCGATGCGGATCCAGGTGCAGGAATCGCAGAAATTCCAGTTGATTTTGTAGGACTTAATACTCTTATTTATGATCCTACAGGATCTGCATTCAATATTCTCTCTGCCTCCGGTCCAGTTAGCCCTAACACATATTCAGGTAGCTCTGATGATTATAGGAATAGTGCAATAGCACAAGTTGACAACTCTTTCAATGCACTAATGCTTCACCGCAATGGACCATACGGATACTCTTCATGGCGTCAAGTCCGAAATGATTATCACTCACTTGTTCGCCAAATGCGCGATAATAATACGGTGTCAATCATCGATCCAGATACACAAAGAGAAGTAACAAGACTACCAATTCAATATTTAGGATATCAATGGTCATCAATAAAAACTAATCAACAAATTTTTGGATCTGGATTAGCAGTAAATCAGGATAGACAGGTTCTTTCTTATCACGAACCCGCACTCCTACAAAAATTTAAACCTATGAACTTTGTTATTGGTCTTGGGGGCGCAAGCTTATCAAATGCTAAGGCTACTTATGCTAATCAAAAGAAATATTTTGTAAACTCAAAACTTAACGCTAATTTAAACATTGATGAGAATCTTAAGAGTTCAGCAGATTCTGTAATAAATTCACTTAGTGATTTGTCAATAAATAAATTACTAACTGCTCGATATGCAGAAACTGTTTATCCAGCATCAATAAATGTTTACCGCTCACACATTCGTGAAAGGACAACATATGGAAACACTTACTGGAAAGACACCAGAACAGATAGAGATGTTAGAGACGTACAAAATTCACAAGGTGCAACCATTCCATCAGCCAGTATTTGGCCATTAGATGCTCGTCTTGGCTTTGCAACGAGCCCAGGTTCAAGAGTTGGTGTCGCCACTGATTATGGTCCTGCAATTAGCTTAGGTGGGGCAGAAGGAGAACTTCAAAACTCCTATAATACTTTCTATTCCCCCTACCCAGGTTGTGGCTCTCCTGGTCCAGTTGAAGCAATTACTGGATCTGCGACATATAATAGAAGACATGGCAATACAACAGGATCTAGTGGACGTGCCAGGTCTTCAGCTTTTGGACAGCCTACAGGTGGCGGAGCAAATATTCTTGTTCCTTTCTCTGGCGATGCTCCATGGGATACTGGTTTGCAATCAGGCAAAAACCCATTCTACAATTCGTACTCTGAGTATGTCGAGGAAATGAAGAGAATTGGAAAGGATTATTCAATTTTACCAGAGTATCGAATTAGTGAGAGAATTGAAGATTATCTAATCAACGGAGTGGATAAGTTTAATGATACATCCTTGTTTAACTTAACAGGTGCTCTTGCAAATACAACTTCGAGTAATGAAACTGATTTTTACAAAGTATACAGCCACTCTGATTTTATGAAATATTTCAATGTAACTGAGACAACATTAGAAGCATCAAATTTATCTACAGAAACATCAAAGATTACGGTTAGTTGTCACGCACTGTTAAAATTATTACCATATGATGGTTTTTATCCAGCAAATAGAACTTTGCAATTAGCAACGTTGTTTTCTCAATCTTACGGTGAATATGTTACATTAACAGGAACCGTTGACTCGTTAAGTTATGATCCGCGACACTCATATTGGCGAGCATTCTTGACACCCGTCGCTGCTCCTGGCGTGCTGTTTAATACAATTAAATCTGGTATTGCAGTTGACTTCCCACTTTTAACTGGCACAGCAAATCTCACTTCAAGCACATCCGACGATATTAATTTTACGATTGCAAATAATGACTTCGACTATCGTGTGCCTTTTGAGACATTAATTGAGCCTGAAAATTATCTTGCAAACTTTGACATCTTAGACATGGAACCACATCCATCTGCTTCGATAAACGCAACTGCTTCTTGGAGTGGAAACGGTGATCGAAGATTTAAAATGGCTATGCACAATTTCTTAGCAGAGACACCTGAGTTTTTCTTAGACAATGGCACTTTCACATCTTTCTTTTCACGCCCACAATCTAATTGGGAGTTTGATATAACAAAAACTTATAAGATGCGAGTGCAAATTAGAAAGTCTTATAATGACACAGCCACTCCAGGCACTGTTGATTATACTACAACTCCACAAATTGTATCCGGCACAGAGAATATTGTTATGTATAGTAGACCAAGTGCTTTTGGTCCCCCTTGTCAGGGTGCTGCAACAACATCTGATCAAAACGGCTACGGTGGCGGAGCGCTCCAAGGTTATAACGCACCATTTACACCACCATACTATGACGGTGCCGCTTGGGTTGATTTAGAATATAATCCAAGAAGTGCAAGCCCAACTATCGATGAGGTGTTGAGCGAGATCACTTCCTCCTACTTGCGTTACAGCACAAATTGGAAAACAGATGCATCTGATCCATCAGGCTCACAACAGGGAGAAAATATTAATAATAATGCAGTTCAGATTTCTGCTTCTGTTAACTTATTTGGAAAAACTGATGGACTAAAAGAGCTTAACAGGTATCAGGGATTTGACTCTTCTGGAGATGATCAGTGGGTTATTCAAACCAAGTTTGAAACACCTATTTTGAATTTTGCTGATGCAGACACTAATCTCACAACAATAACAGATAATTGGCCATGCTCTGGTGGTCTAGAAACCCGTCCAATCGGCATGTGGCATCAATATGGTCGCGAACCAAGTGGATCAGAGGGTATTAGACTAGAAGTTTCTGATCATCCATCGAGAGTATTTGAGTCTCTTGCAGATGCTGTTGGTTTTGCAAAAACAAGCGAAAAACTTGGAAGAGTTGCATCTTCAAAGACAATCCGCGAGGCGGTTGTTGCTGTACCATTTTTTGAAAATATTGGAATGGGTACAAGGCAATTCTTTTCAATTGATAAGCGACAGATTGACACAGCGCTAAATGGCTTTGAATCAGGTCCACAAGCAAACACATCCGAGGCTCCAATAACAGCCGGAGACTCTATTAGACAAATGGTGGATGCAATGGGGCGTTATATTTTCCCACCAAGCATGGACTTTATAAACAACCCAGATCAAGTTGATCCATTTGCAATGTATATTTTTGAGTTTGAGCATACGCTAAACAAAGACGATCTGATTGACATTTGGCAGAACTTGCCTCCTCGTATCGGACGTGCATTTAGTGAAGACGGCAACTTGGACACCAGTCAAATCAAACAAACAAGACAAATTACACACGATCTTCGTAGAACAGATGAATTATTAAATGG